ACGAGCCGCAAGTCCGCCGGCAGATCGCGAACAGCGGGTTCTATCAGAATCAGAACTCGGCGCCAGACCCGCGCGTCAAGAGTTACCACTGGAACGCGCTGACCGTGCCATGGGTAGCGTGGGACACGATCGCCAGCGAGTTCCTAAAGGCCGAACACGCGCGGAAATTGGGTGATTACTCGCCATTGGCGGAGTTTGTGCGCAAACGACTGGGTGAGTTCTGGGATATGCGGGAGTTTCAGAGCGAAGAGGTCAATTTGTCGGGTGGTTTCGCGATGGAGGAGCCGTGGGATCAAGAGTTTAGGCGTTACATGACCGTAGACGTTCAGCGTGACTATTTCCGCGTCATCGTCCGACTTTGGGCGCAAAACGGCGAATCTAGGCTCTTTTACGCGGGCGAGCTGCACACATGGGCGCAATTGGCTGACTTGCAGAAGAGATTAGAGATTACCGACAGGCGCGTGTTCGTCGATTGCGGGTTTGAGCGGTATCAAGGGGAAGTTTACCGCCAGTGTGCGGCCAATAATTGGATCGCATTAAAAGGCGACAAAGCACAATTCTTCACTTGGACACTGCTGGACAAGCGGACCGGTCGCAGCCGGTCAGTCAAACGTCCATATTCGCAGATCCAGCACGTTGATTCCGGTGTGGGGCTTGCACGATCCAAAGTCCGCAACGCTCGACAGGCTGACTTGTGCGACCGTATTGTCTGGAGCAGCGACTACATCAAGCTGGTTCTGCATCGGCTGCGCGCGGGCCAGGGTGCATCGTGGCAAATCGCGCACAATGCGCCAAAGTGGTATTTCAAAGAGATCCAGAATGAGGTCTTTGTCACCGAGAAGGACAAGCGGACCGGCAAGAACAAGACGTTTTTCAAAAAGCTGGGCGAGAACCACTCGTTCGACGCCGAAGCCATGCAGGTGCTGGCCGCCTGCATCGAAAAGATCATCGGGCAGGCCGAAATCATCACAAACGAGGCAGAGTCTGTCAACGCTTGACAGACAGAGTGACTTTATGGGCGGACCTTCGATTTTACGGTATGCTTCTCTGCAATTTTGCGAGACGCTTTACGATCAGTGTCTTTCGGCGCTGACCGAAGGGCAGGGCACCATCGTTATCAGCACATCGGGCGGCGGTGAGTCCGAAACCCGCGCATCTGGATCGGATGGCGGCATTCCCGTCATGACTTTGATGCGGGCTGTGATGCGCAGAATGCACCAGCTCGACCCCGTAAAGTATCCGGGTATCTCCAACCGCCTCAAACCTGACTTTTCAACCTTTCCGCTATGAGTTTTATCGAACAAACGATCAGGTTTTTCAGTCCGGCAACCGCCTTGCAACGCCAACGCGCGAAGGCGCAGCTTGAGGCGGGCGACAAGGTGGGCTACTGGCGCGTCGGGGCGCAATCATCGACAAATCGCCGGGCGAGTGGTCAAGCACTCGACCAGCCAGATTCCAGCCGCAACCATACCGACCGGGTGACGCTAATTAGGGAGGCGCGCTGGCTGGAGGAGAATAGCAGTGTGGTGAAGTCGATCCTGCGCAAGTACCGCACCTTTTCGGTGGGCCGCTTGCAGTACGTGCCGCGCACCAGCTCCGAGGAGGCAAACAAGGCGATTACGGCCTACGTGGAAAGGTGGATGGCAAGCTGCGATCTGACACGGCGCCACCACTTTCGGGTGCTGGCCGGGCTGGGCGTTACCTCGATGAAGCGTGACGGTGACATCGGCTACATCGTGTCCGAAGTGCCGATGACGCAGCTCGACGAGATGCTGAAAATTAGTCCGATCCGGTTACAGGCCATCGAGGCTGACCGCATTGGCTCGATTCCAAACCGCAACGGGACAGACGCAAAGCCGTTTAAGCCGCTTAAGAGAGGTGAGCAGGACTTTTCCGGCGTGGTCATCGACTCGACGGGCAGGCCGATCCGATACCGGATCTACAATCGCAGCCTGACCGGTGAGTCCATGATGCCTGCGCTTGAGGTGCCAGCGCAGGAGTTTCTGCACTTGTTTGACCCCACCCGGCTTGATTCTTACCGAGGCTTTTCCGCGTTCGACGCAGCTATCACTGACATCAAGGATCTGCAAGAGATCCTCGCATGTGAGAAAATCTCAGTGAAGTATCTCTCTTCAATCAGCGGTGTCATCAACAATGCGGACGGCAGCGCCGATCAAGACGTATCGCTCGACACGACGCACAGCGACTACATGAGCGACGCCGACCGCATGAAGAAGGTCGAGCCGGGTGCGATCCAGTACCTTGCAGAGGGTGAATCGTTCAACCCGGTTGATTTCAACCGCCCGTCACCGACTTTTAACGGGTTCTTGGACACTCTCGTTCGCTCGACCGGACTTGCCGTCGGGCTGCCTTACGGATTTATCTACTCCTGGGCGGGACAAGGGACAGCGGTCAGGATGGAAGCTGCGCAGGCCGCGCGGGAGTTTGAAATGACCCAGCTAACGCTGGAGGAAAAGCTTCTGTATCCGATCGTTATCCGCGTCATTGCTCGCGGCATCCAGCTCGGCCACTTGCCAGCCGTGGCTGACTTTGATGCGGGTGAATGGCGTTTTCCTGCCAAAGTCACCGCCGACATCGGGCGCGAATCTAAGGCACTCATCGACGAGACCATGGCCGGGATTATCAGCAAGACGCAAATCGCAGCGGATCGCGGTGAGGATCGCAACATCATCCGCAGTCTGCTCCGCGCGGAGGCGATGGAGCTTGTCGAGGACGCCAAGATGGTGCAGGACGCATCCGGCGGCGTGCTGGATCTGCCAACCGCCATCTACATGCTGGAGCGGCGGGCTCCTAACGCGCCGGCTATCCCGGCGCCAGCGGCTGCGCCTGAGGAGGACGTGCCAGAAGTCGAGGATGAAGAGTCGCCAGAGGACGAGGCCGAAGACATTGCCGAGGACGAAGCCGAGGCTGGCAGCACTGATTGACATCGGGGCGGCGTGTATGCCAGTCACCGAAGAGATTCAGACATTCGCAGCGTTCCAAGGCAAGGTTTCAGGAAATACCATCATGGGCGTTTCCTTGATTCAGGAAGGCCCGGCGCTCGGTCATGGCGTGTTTGTGGACAAGCGTTCGCTGAACAAGTTTAAGTCACTCGCAATCGAGAAGGGAAGGGTGAAGGCAAAGCTTAATCACTTCTCTTCGGTGCAGGATACGGTGGGTTATTACGAGAATTTCCGGGTCAGTAAAGGCAAGCTCCTAGCCGATCTGACTTTATTCGACGCGCACAGCGGAAAAGAGATGCTGCTTGAAATGATCAACGAAATCCCCTCCACTTTCGGCGTGAGTTTGATGTTTGCAGCGGATGCGCCAGAGTTGGACAAGGAGAGCGGCAACTACATGACCCGCCCACGCGGTCTATACTCGGCAGACTTTGTAGACACACCCGCCGCTAACGCTGACGGCGTGTTCTCGGCTGATCAGATTGACAGTGACGAAGATGTTATGCCAATTGACCCACCGGCGCCTGCGCCAGAACCTCAAGTTGATTTTTCCGCTCTGATTGCGGAGCAGTTCGCCGCTTTCACTGCTAAGTTTGACGAAGTGGCTACGCAGTTTGCCGCCGACAACGCAAAAGTGCTCGCCGAGTGTGAGGCACTTAAGGCCTACGTGGAAGCGTTGCAAGCTGGTAACAGCGACATTGAGCTGCAAGCTCGCCTCGCCGCCGCCGCTCCTGCTCCTGCTGCGTTTGCCGCTCCTATTAACGAGCCGGAAGTCAAGGTTCCAGCGATCTCCTACCACGAAGCCAAGAATCAAGCTATCGGCACCTCAACCGGTCTCGATCGCTTGAAAGCGGTTCGTGCGTTCACCGAAAAATTCCCAACCGAAGCGGCTTACGTTTCGGCCAACTCATAACAACTTTCTACCAAGACCATGCCACAAGCCAATCTTCTCGATATCGCTAAGCTCAACGGCTCCGACACCATCGTCGGGCTGATTGAGGAAACCCTCACCTACGCTCCCGAGGTGCAGATCATGCCAGCGCGCACCATTCGCGGCACCAGCTACAAAGTCGTCTCTCGCACGTCTTATCCTGGCGTCGGGTTCCGCGCTGCTAACGAAGGCTCGACTCCGACGAAATCGAGCTTTGAAAACCAGTTGATCGAGTGCTACATTCTCAGTGGCGCCGTTCAGGCCGATATTGCGGTCGCTCGCGCTTACGAGGACGGAGAACAAGCATGGAAAGACATCGAATCTATCGGCGTCATGCGCCAAGCCATGATCGAGCTTGGTTCACAGGTCATCTATGGAACGTCTGTTGATGCGAAGGGCTTTCCTGGCCTGCAAGCTATCCATACCGCTTTTAACTCCGGTCTGGGTGCTTCCGCGCTAACGGTCGATGCAGGCGGAACAAGTGCTGGTACTGGCTCTTCGGTGTACGGCATCAATACTGATACGCAAGGCGTACAGCTCGTGTTCGGCTCCGGCACCACTTTTGAGCTTGGCGAATGGCGCATCGAAAACGTGGGAACCGACGCGGTCTATCCTGCGCACGTTGCTAACTTGACCGCTTGGGTTGGTATGCAGGTCGGCAGCAAGTACAGCGTTGGCCGCCTCAAAGACGCCACCGCTGAAACCGGCTTCGGTGTCACCGACTCCAAGCTGGCTGAGTTACTGAGCAAGTACCCAGTTGGCTACCGGCCTAATTACTGGCTCATGAACCGCCGCTCGGCCTTTCAGCTCCAGACCAGCCGTTCTGCCGCTTTTGGTACCATTGGCGCTAAATCCGCCACCGGCGCCGAAGTTTTCGCTCCGTTGCCACTTGAGTCCAACGGCATCCCAATCGTCATCACTGACTCCATCGCTAATGATGAAGTTCTCAGCTAAACTCTAAAGAATTATTACAATGGCTAACGAATTTTCTCGAAACATTCAGGACGCGGACCTGACCAAGGCTCGGCTCCTGACCGCCTCTGACGGCAACGTCCAGTCTCCCGACCTTGACCTCGGCACCAACTCAAAAGGGTTTTTCCCTGAGAATACCGAAGTAGAAGTCTTGATCCCTGCTTTGACTGCTACGCAGCTCGCATCAGCGGACACGATCACTATCCTCTTGCAGGGTGGATCAACGGCCACTCCGACGACCAGTTTGGGTCTTTCGGCGGTGCTAACCGGCACAGGCAGCGCAATTGCTCAAACATCCTTCCGTTTCCGGCTGCCTTCTCCCGCTCCGC